AAAACTCGGAGGAAGTAAGCTTTACTTTAGACTCTAAATGGTAACCACAATACAACGCAGTTTCGATAGCACGCCTACAGACAAAGAATATTTTTCTTTGACTGACAATATGAACAGTTCCAACTTGGGAAATATTCAAGTCCCCGGTGGTGCTTCAAGAATCAGCAGGGTCGATTGTGCCATTGACGGATTTAATGCAAAAGGATTTCAGGTCGTATGTCGTTTACTTGGATCTGATTTTTCAGAACAGAATTTTACCATCATGGGAATAGCGGGAGATACAGCCGATGCGGCATGTGCAGTCGGTTTTAATTCCGTCCCTGTTGCGTTCCCTATTGGCACTGCGAATAATATAGATCTACAAATTGCAATTCAGATTAGTGGTGGCGGTAGTATGGCGGCTTCGTCTGGATCTGTGACTCTATATTTCGAATAGTCTTGAATGGCTAAAAAGAAAATAGCAACGTTCCTCGGTCCTAACAAGGGACTTTCGGTAGTTGGTAATCACGCATATGCTTTTTCGGGGATACTTGAAGCCGATAATGGAGGTAGTGGGACTGATTATCTATCGTTTACAACTGGCAATTATTATTCAGTAGTGAGCATTCAATGTTATAATACTCAAAATGATTCTGCGATTATTAACTGGGAGTTTGAATTAAACGGTACTAAAATAATGGAATATAGCCAAGAGGGTAGAGTCGCTCTACCTTTCCACGTTCCTGAAGGTAATAAACTAATCATTCCTCCACATACCGCTGTTATAGTACGAGGTGTTGCGGCTGGTGGTGCTGGAACTGAAATTGATGGTGCAGTTACTTTGACAGGTCGAATATATCGTGAATAATGACCCTAGCCGCGTCTAAGTCTATTTCAAGGGCCAAGGGTGGCAATATCTATGGGTGGAGTGGAAGTTATGGTCTAACCTCTTCTGCTGTTACCCTTCTCTCCTATACGAACCCCTCAGCATTTTATTTAACACGGATCACTTTAGGTATAGACTGGAGTTCAATATCAGTAGGCGAGGTTTTGAGCTATATAATCGATGTGGACGGACAGGCATTATTTGTAGAAAAATTCGTTGTCGATGCTGATAATACTGGGGATCAACCCAAAATGTTTGAATTCATCATACCCCCCAATTCAACCGTTAAGATTCAAGCGACTGAGAGCGCCAATAATGGATCTATCTCATGTATGTTAACAGGTTATAGATTATGAAGAAAGAACTCCCTAATATTAATTGGGATCTTATCACCCCCGAATTAATCAAAACATTTACACCATTTATCCAAGCTATTGCATGGCTCGGATTATCTAAGATAGACCCGAAAGTTAATGCCATGAATAATCTGATCGCTATTGCCGAGGTGGTACCGGCTGTAGATCTGAATCTACCAAGGGGGATAGTTTTAGCGGCAATGTATGACAAAACAACCGACGCTCTAAAAATGATGGCGGATCTATTAGATGTTTTGGAAGATATACCCGAAAACCTGAAAAACTTAATTAAGGATATGATCGATGAATCTAAAGAAGCAGTAACGGAAACTTTCATAGATCCAATAACGGAAGCCTCACACAATTTCCAAAGTGCATTAGGAGCCTGTAGGGATAATGCCAAAAAGAATTTAGGGTTTACCTATCCGATAGCGGGCCCATTCTGGATCGTGTCATGTATGCAGCAAAAAGGATTTAAGATCGGAATTGATTATGTAAAGGATAAATTCTTTTAATGACAGATCAACAATTTCTTTTGATCTGGATTCTTTCATTCTTTTTATATTTTACAATTTACACAATTTGGATACCGCTAAAAACTCAAAAAAAAATAGAATCTTGGTTGAAGAGTTCTGAATCTGACGAAACTCTCCTAATGTCGTTAGATGTAATCACTAAAAAAATCAGGGAACAGATGTTAATTGATTTCGAAGAATTTATGTTGCCACAAGCTAGAGAGAGTTTTCAAAAGTTTTGGGCTGGAGCAATGGGCAATGCTGCTAAAGAACTGAAAGGTTCTGAGGAGGGTTCGCAACTTTCTTTCTTGCATAATATGACTCAGGATCTGAGCGGTCAACCTTGGTATATTCAAGCATTGGCTTCTAAAATGTTACCGATGCTAACCGACGCTGCTAAAAATCAACCGAAACGCACTACTGACGCAGTAGTACGCATGGGACTAGCAGAAGAACGCACCTAAAACGCACAGAAACGCAGAATACCCCCTATTTCACGCACAGAAAAGAAAAAAAAGTAGTAGTAGTAGTAGTAGTAGTAGTAATATAGTATATACTGATAATAAAAGGTGCGACGGCTTCTAGTTTGAATTAAATATATACTTTTTGTGTTTGTGTGTCACACACTTCTTTTATTTTCCATATATACCGTATATACTAAATAGGGGTTCTTCCATGTAGGTATGGTGGAAACGTGAATAATACAAACTGTAAAGAATGCTTGGAACTTAGAATAGAATTTGTAGATTGGTGTAAGCCTTTTGTATTCTGTTCGGAGGAATGTAATGACGAGGTTTTCGGATGATAGAAGAATTCTGTAAATATTGCCCGCCATCTATCAGGGTTTCACAACACATGGATTGGATATGTGTCTTTTGTAAAAAATTACACAAAGCGAGAAAAGTATGATCTGTTATATGTGTCAAAAGAAAATACCCAAACGTACATGGGTATGTGTACAAATGGAATTAGGAAGTAGCTATCACCAAACCTACTACTGCCGTAAATGTTGGGAGGATAAAGATGGGCGGGATTAGTTCAGGTCGACATCCGCATTATGGCGGTCCGCTAAAGCAGGTTGCGTTAAAATTTCCTACAAATAGCGCTTGGTTTATTTTGGCCAAGCGGATCTGTCGTTACAGGGAGATCTCTTTTAACGAATTTGTTAGAACGGTAGTTGAAAAAGAGGTTAAACAGATCAAATATACTAAGATGTGGCCCTGTGAATGTACTGATCTAAAGGGGAAAATACAATTTAACTTTAAGAGGTTGCATTATTGTAGTGGATGTGGCAAGTATCAGACCAAGCACCACGAAAGTTTATATAATAGAAGTAAGTAAGTCGCAACGTGCCCGTTGGACTGTACACAAGGAAAGGAGCAAAAGGCCGTCGAATGTATTTTCGCGACGGCAAACTAATTTCTGAAAAGTCCTACAAAACGTCGAAGGCTCGGAAAAAGCCACGTTCCACCAAAAAGGGCCAAGTGAGGAGAACAGCAAGACGGGCATACAAGAACAAGAACAATAATCCAAAAAGGAGCAAATATATGAAAGGAATTCCACACCCAAGCGTGACGGGCCTAGCATCTGGCTTGGCAATAGCTGCGTATCTAAACGCAGGCAAAACCATTAACGGTAAATTTCAAGCTGAAGGGGTAATCAAAGACGTAACTGACGGTCAATTAGGTCAGGCATTCAATACCTTTGCAAGTAATGCCATGAGTATGATCGGGAGTGACGTAGGAAGAAAGACATTAGTTACTGCAGGACTTGTTGCGGCCGTTGGGGCCATGGCACGTCGGCAGTTTCCACAACTAAAACTCGGAGGAAGTAAGCTTTACTTTAGACTCTAAATGGTAACCACAATACAACGCAGTTTCGATAGCACGCCTACAGACAAAGAATATTTTTCTTTGACTGACAATATGAACAGTTCCAACTTGGG